TGGATGGGGTCCAGGCATACAATCCCATTTATAGCCGATTTTTCAACATGACTAATGAGAACTATAATTTGATCACTCTCAATCAACAATATCAAGCAGGCGATTTGAAAAATTTATATGATGACGACGCAGGAGAAAAAATCAAAAAAGATGTATTTGTGAAGTTCTCGCCTCTATTGGATCCGCTAAAATTCATCATGGGAAAATATGATTTGAAAGATCCAGTGACCACGGCGCTCCCTCAATTGGATTCCGACAAATGCTCCAAAAAAATTGGAAATGTCAACAATTGCTCCTACACGGACGCATTCTTTTCTTACTTGACAAATATGATGTTGGAGACCCACGGATGGGTACATGGCGTGGCATTTTATGGATCCGCGCTGGCAATACAAAAACGGTTTCGGTTTAACTTGGCGGATGATTATGATTTTGTAAAAGATTGTGAATATTTTGCTATTAATATTGGAAAATACTACACTTTGGACAAAAATGCTATCATTGCCATGAGTCAAATGGTTGGCAGTGGGTCACGCACAAATCGCAATAAAATTCAGATTACCGATGATGCATGTGAAATTAATTTGGATATTGAGGAAGTGCCGACTGAATCAAATCCTTCTATCACTGCCGCGCAAACGCAGGGAGCCCACGCTAACAAATTAGAACTTGAGTATGAGAAAATTTCAAAAGCCAATTCAGATTCGGAAGATTCTTTGGATGATGATAATTCGTCCAAATCCGATTCTTCTGAAGAAAAAGAAGAAGACGTCCATTCAGACCAAGATAAGGAAGACAATCAAAATAATGAAAGCGATTGGGAAACCGAGTCTGAAGAATCCGAAGAATCCGAAGAATCCGATGAATCTTATCAAGCGGAAGAACCGCTCTATTGTTATTTGCACGATTTCCCAGTTCAAATGATCTTACAAGAAAAATGCGAAGGCACTTTTGACAAATTGCTTATGCAAAATGAGATTGGTCCAGATGAGTTATTGGCCGGTCTATTCCAAATTGTCATGATGCTCCTCACTTATCAGAAGGCATTTGATTTTACGCACAATGATTTGCATACCAACAATATTATGTATGTTTCCACAGAAGAAACCCATTTGTGCTACAAATTTGAAAATGCCTATTATAAAGTCCCCACATATGGCCGAATCTACAAACTGATTGATTTTGGCCGCGCTATTTACAGATATCAAAATAAGGTTTTTTGTAGTGATAGTTTTGCCCCCGAGGGCGACGCGCATTCCCAATACAATTGTGAACCCTTTATGAATGAGAAGAAACCTAGACTAGAACCCAATTACAGTTTTGATCTGTGTCGTCTGGGATGTTCTATGTATGATTTTATAGTAGATGAAGAGGTGGCCGAATCGGGGGATCCAAGCGCAATCCATGTAGACGAAATAATACGTCATTGGTGCGCCGATGATGAAGATAAGAATGTGGTTTATAAGAAGAGTGGCCAGGAGCGTTATCCCAATTTCAAATTATACAAAATGATTGCCAGAACCGTTCACAGACATACGCCCAAAGCGCAATTAGAAAGTCCGGTTTTTGCTGGATTTAAACATGCCGGTGTTTTACCAAAGGGAGAGTCCTATATGAATATAGATGAGATTCCAAAATATAAAAACATGGAATGAAAAATTGATCATTTTTACAAATGATTAGTGACACGCATAAATAATATAACATTCAGAATGACCACTATTGCAGCCAGCAAAGGAAAGGTATATATTGCCAGCATGAATATGCGCGGCGAATGGGCAGCTAAGTTGGACCCTAATTCAATTACAGTTAATGTTACTAGCTCTCAGGCTAAGGCCAGTAAGAATCGTCGCGACTTTAGTCCTATGACACCCGTAGACGGCGATGGCGGCTATTATGGCTATTGGAATTTTGAGAGTAGATGGCAAGCAGGTAAGATATTTGAAGGCATAGACGAGGCTATAACTAAGGCTTGGTGGAAAGCACAAGACTCGCCCAAGAGAAGATATCCCAAGGGTAAGGGAAAGAAGATATTGTATGCCCGCTTTGAAGGACATGAAGATAAGGGAAACATGGATTATGTGACCTCTAGAAAAGAGGTTTATGTAAAAGAGTACCTTTCGCTAATTCGCAATAGAGAAATGACATTACATTATAAGAAGATGATAGAGGAAGGCAACAACATTACAATATATGACTTTGATGGCCCTCGTATGCCGGATAGAAGTGTTATGTGTTTAGAATTGACGCGGGAGATATATGAGGAAAAGATTAATTACTTAGACCAGCCGTTTGGCCACGGGTATGTTGTAGGAGGCGTGTTGACTGGAATATTAGAATAATAATTAGAATAATTGTTAGAATAATAATTAGAATAATAATTATAATAATAGTTAAAATGAATTTGTATATTTATATAACCTTTAATATTATATAAAGATATTGTTTTGTTTTTTTATAGACACAATGAACTCTGTACAAGTTTATTACATTAATATGGATCACCGTGCCGACCGAAGGGAGGCATTGTTAAAAGAATTAACTCGCGTTGGTTTCAACAATGATCAAATTACTCGCGTTTATGCAACTAGCTACAAGGGCTGTCCCAATGCCGGCTGCATGTCCAGTCACGCCGCCGCTTTAAGAATAGCTGAAAGAGAAACCTCTCAAACATCTTCACTAGTTGCACTCATTATAGAGGATGATTTTCAGTTTATTGAAGACGTTTCTAAAATATGGTCGGATATTTCTTTTTTTTTGGATGCGGAGAAAAATAGCAGCTGGGACGCCATTTTGCTAACAACGCACTTGGCAAAATTGGCAAATGATTCACCCAATTCCATATTTTCGCAAATTACATATTCAAGCAATGCCGCTGGATACTTGATTCACAAAGATGCCATGCTTCCATTAGCCCGACTGTTTGAGGACAATTTGGAGAATTTGTATAAAACAAAGATGCACTGGATATATCAGAACGACCAGCTTTGGTGTCAAATGATGAAAACTGGCAATTGGTATATGTTTAATCACTATTTGGGTTTTCAAAAAGGTGATTATAGCGATTTATCGGGCGAATACAAAGATCCAGTCATTCCTAAAATAATTATGCACGAATAAAAAATCCAGGCATTCGCTAAATAATTATCAGCGAATAAAAAATCCAGGCATTCGCTAAATAATTATCAGCGAATAGGCATATGAGATTTAACTAATATACTTTTCATGCGATCATGGATTTTATGCAATTCTTGTATGACTTGTTTGAAATTGCTTTCAACAAAACCATCTGGATTTGTAGCCATATTGTTTTCTATGTTTCCGATATAAGCATTCAATTCGGCAACATATTTCATATCTTCCAGAATTTGTCTAAACATATTTTTGCTAATTTTATGTTTCCATGGATCTGTTTCTGAAAACATATTATGCGGTGTCATTTCTGAAATTACCAATTGATGATCATTGTATAAAACGTCAAATTCGCGCATTTGTTTAAAAACCTCTGAAAATAATTTTACAAATTCGCCATATTCTTCATTGGCTTTTTTGATAGCTAGACGTTGCTGTTTTGTTTTGGGAGGAATTATTTGTCTAGGGGGTTCTGGCAATTCAGGTGATATATTGGGTCGTGGCATTGGTCTTATAGATAAAACTGTGCGGCCATTGGGATCATACACTGGCGGCACAAATGCGTCTGCCCGTGCCTGATTTTGCGCCATCATTTCCGCCACAAATTCTCTTATTTGACGGTCGGGATCTTGTTCTTCGTAAGGCTCCTGTTCTATAATTTCCATCACTATTTTTGGCTTAATCGGTCTTTTTGATTTAGTCGGTCTTTTTGGCTCTTTTGCTCTAACAGTTTCAATTGGCGACCGATTTGGGTAAATAGATTGCCTTCTTGATTGTGTCTTTCTAGGACGCTTTCCGAAGGAGGGAGTATTTCTTCTTGATCTTGATCTTGATGGTGATGGTGTATTCATTATACAATATCATCAGTTTAAAATTCGCACATCATTGAAAACACGTCCATAGACATCTCTTTGTTGGCTAAAGCATATTCACTCACGGTGCGTTCAAAGAAATTGGATTTACTTTCTATGCTAATTAGCTCCATAAAATCAAATGGATTCGCACTTCCATAAAGCTTGTCTATTCCCAATTGCAGACACAATCGGTCGCCCACAAATTCTATGTATTGCGACATCATAGACGAGTTCATTCCTATTAGTCGGCACGGGAGCGAATCCAATATGAATTCCTTCTCTATTTCAACCGCGTCTCTAATGATTGTTGCCACTTGTTCCTTTGACAATTTGTTATTCAAAGTTGAATACAGTAGGATTGCAAATTCCGTGTGAAGCGCCTCATCGCGACTAATAAATTCATTAGACAATGTGAGTCCAGGCATTAATCCGCGTTTTTTGATCCAGTAAATGGCGGCAAAACTACTGCTGAAAAAGATGCCCTCTACACATGCGAAGGCAACTAATCGGATAGCGAATGAGCTTTTGTCCGTATCATTGATCCATTTGCGCGCCCAATCGGCTTTTTTCTTAATACACGGAAACGTCTCTATCGCCGTGAATAGACGTTGTTTTTGCGCCTTATCCTTGATATAGGTTTCTATGAGTAAACTGTACATTTCAGAATGAATATTCTCCATGGCTATCTGGAATCCATAGAAGGCGCGCGCCTCTGATAGCTGGACGTCACCCATGAATCGGGTAGCCAAATTCTCCATAACAATTCCGTCACTTGCCGCAAAAAACGCAAGAACCATAGAGATGAAATACTGCTCGTCTTCTGTTAGCTTACTCCAGTCACCGAGATCTTTTGACAGATCAACTTCTTCCGCGCGCCAAAAACAATCTACTTGTTTCTTATACATTTTCCATATTTCTTGGTTCTGCACTGGAAACATGACGTAACGCGATGTATCTTCGGATAAAAGAGGTTCTGTTAAAAGTTCAGTTGCCATTCCTAAATAATATAAATCGTAGATTTTTATATGGATTAGGGAAATCTAATATGTCCTCCTTGGAGAAATTTGCACAATTTTTCATTCAATCTGCTCATTTTATGAGCAGAAATGAATAGAATGGACCTGTTACTTTTTGCATCTTTGACACAAAAAAATAAGCGGTAAACTCTGTTAAAAATATGCACACCATATTGTAAATGAATTCATGCGCTATGTCAGTGGATTTAAGCAAAATTGATTTAGATATGAAGACATTTCAAAAAATGATGTTTATTTACAAGAGCATAGAGAATGGATGGAAAGTGAAGAAACGCAATAACAAGTACATTTTTCAGAAAAACCATGGAGACAAAAAAGAGGTTTTCATGGATGACTATTTAGAAAAATTCATAAAAGAAAATATGAGTCTTTAATTGCGAAGCAATACTTGCCGAAGCAATACTTGCCGAAGGCTTAATTGCCGAAGCAATACTTGCCGAAGGCTTAATTGCGAAGCAATACTTGCCGAAGGCTTAATTGCCGAAGC